TTGAGAAGCATTTGAGCTGTTATCGACATTTACTTTAGATTGTCCTTTAAATACAGAAGGATTGCCTTCTTTGAAGCTACTAACAAATTCGTCTACATCAAAGCCTTCTTGTTGTTTAGCTTCGTTGAGTTTGAACTTGAAGTATTCAACATCCTTCACCTCATACTTGTATGCCAAGTCTTTTACTTCTGATTCACTTCTCAAAGTCTGTGACTGTTTTTCCAGTTCGCTAATTGTTCCTCTGAGTGCTTCAATTTGCTTTGACGCTTCATCTAATGCACTTGAATCTTTAGCATTCTTCGCACCTCTTGCATAAGCTTGATTAATTAATTGATCCAGCTTCTCTTGAGTCATATTCACCGCATTGTTATTTGTGGCAGTTACGGTTGCTTCTGCACTTTCCGTTTTAATCTCGTCAGACATAGTCAGTTTCCTTATAGAAAGATCACAGTTTAGTGACTTGTTGGTCAAATTACATTAATATTATAACATATTAAACAGTAGCATTTTTATAGTAGCTCTTTAAGAACTTAATGAGCTTATCTCTTTGTGCTTGGCTTAATCCAAAGAACTTACGCTTCAAGCTTATTTGGTTGTGGTATGCCTTTGTGTTTTCTATCGTTGATCCAAAGTATAGGCGAATACCGCCTTGAATGCTTTTAACTGTTATTGAGCCTAACATAGCACCTGAGTATGTAAGGTTTACATTTGTGCTTCTACCGTGTTTACTTCTATAGTCTTTTGTTGATTCTGCGTATGGCTTAAATGAGTTGCCGTTTACATCTTTTCCTGATTGAGTTCTTTTGCGTATCTCTACTATGGTTTCATTAATTGCAGGAACTAATGTAGCTCTATCGCTCATCTTCTTAATGGCATTCTTATATTTGTTAATATTAGGCTTTTTGGTAACCCGCATTTTCTGCCCATTCCTTGCTTACTAAATAGAATCTATGTCTACAGTTGAACTCTCTGTCAGGATCGCCTTCTAACCTGCTTTTCTGTGAATCAGTATAATAGTTATTGTCACCCATCAATCTACGACAGAAAGGCCTTGTAGCATCATCTACTACACCTTCATAAATCCAAACACCTTCAATATCTTGGCTTCTACTGTTGATAACCTCTTGTTGATACTCTGTAATTGCAGTTCGTGCATAAGTCTTTGAGTACTTAGCCAACCCACTATCCTGAATATCGTTTCTGATATTAATAGCCATCTGTTCCATAGAAGCGTTTGATAGTGCATAGTTATAAAGATTCTTTTTAACTGTTAGCCCAATATCATCTCCGAGCTTCACAAAGAACTGCTTGTGCATATTCTTTAGCACCTGAATGTTTTGTAGATCTGATTGCGTGAATGCTGTTGTTATGCCACCCGCTTCAAATCCTTTTAATACATCGTCATAGATATCATCGAATGATTGATCTACATACTCCGTGACTAATTGATAGTATCCCGACTCTTCAAGAACTTGCTGCCAAATATACTCATATTGAATAATATCATCTTGAGTTAACCCGTTAAGTTTTACTTGAGCGATAGTTACAATATCAGATAATACACGATCTAGTTTTGCATCAAATGTAGTTGTGAGCTGAACAGCTGTATTTTGCTGCTGCTCGTATATTGACTGGAGTGTCATATTATAGACCTAGTTTGGCTGCTGTTTCCTGAGTAGTTAGCATTCCGCTTGTACCTACTCTCTTATATAGTTCGTTTCTTGCGTTGATGTTATTGCTTACTTTGAGCAATGCTTCTGCATCTGTTAAGTCAGGATTCTCCCTTTGAAGTATTTCAGCAGGTGAAGTAAGCCCAAGATCGATACTGTCTTTATCTCTCATGAGTTGTGTTTGGTCATCTACTGGATAAGTAGGCTCTGCGAAGTCAATACTAATGTCGCCCGTAATTGGTTTGCCGTAGTACTCAGATACCATTTGCATCATATAAAACAATTCTTTTTCGTAGTATTTAAAGTCGTTTTGTTGCTCTCTAATGAATTTATCAAGCTTTAGGTTTTCCATTTGAAGTGCAAAGCCTGAAGATACTTGACCTGTCATTCTAAACTGACTTGGTGAGATGCCATAGTTAATAGCAAGAGAGTTGCTCATTTCGTTAATAACATTCCATAACTGCTCATAGTTTGATTGCATATCAAGCACAGATACTTCTGTATTTTGACCTGAAAGCGTAAGGATAGAAAGAGGATCAAGTACTTGTCCGTTAAGCCCTGAAATGTTATCGCCTTTACCAACTAATTGTTTAAATGATTGTGACTTGATAATGTGGTTCAAGAATGTGATGTGGATAGATACATCAAGAGTGCCGTTTACAAGATCGTCACCAGTATATACATCCCAAAAGTTCTCATCTCTCCAACCGTTGTGCATAAATACAAAAGGAAGCTCTCCGAATGGATTAACCATCTCTTCGTTTCCTTCAACTGGTACGATAGTTCCTTCGCCTTTGTTCATGTCAATGTAGTAGTGAGATTCTTTATCCCAATAAGCCCATCTCTCTAATCCGCTTTTATAAGATTTTACGTAATATTTTACGGATTTTACTTCGCCATCTTCATACTCTACATCTGTTTTGTGTGGAAGTCTTAGCAGTAGCTTTGGCATCTGAGTCATCTCGTCCCATGATACTTGAACCAATACATCGTTGAAAGCATTTAAGTATTTGTTAGCTTGGCTCATTGTTTTGGACACTCTAAGCTCATCGTAGATCTCATAAGCTGAATCATCCATAGTTCTATCTACACCATAGGCATAGACTTTTGATACTGAGTTGATAATCTGTTTAAAGATGTTTGTATTTGAGTGTAGTTGCACATCGAGTTTTAGTTCTGCAAAAGATCTGTAGATTTGTCCAAGCTTAACTATTACTTGATCTCTGAAGTTATCAGAGTACATATCGTATCTAAGTTGAAACTTGTTTCTTCTTCTTTCGTTGTAGTTCAATACATTTTTATCTAATTCATAGGTAACTGCATTTATTAGGTCTGCCATAGTAATCCTTTTAATAATTGATATTATAACATATAAATCAACCTACACTCAGCCTGAAGTTTGTGACTGTTGGCTTGTGCATTGAGAACTCTCTCACGATAAAATAACCAAGTGCGTCATTCCAGTCATCTATTGTGGCAGCTCCGCTGAACTTCTCAGGCTCTCCGTTTTTGTCGTATGCTTGTTGCTCTAATGCTTTGGTTAGCTTTGGACACAGTTCGGTATTAACGAACAGTTCATTTTTGCTGAATAAAGTATTTACCGTGTTGATACGATCTCTTACTTTGCCGTTAGCTCTTGGTGCGTTTATTTTAAACCCTGCGTTAAATAGTATATCAATATCAGATAGAGAAGCATTTGTGCGACCACTATACCCACTAGCGTCAGGGTAGATAGTAATATCACGGTTAGGATAAAGTTCTTTGAGGTTCTCCACAATTCCTTGAGTGTCATTGCTTACTATCTCATTGATAGCGTAAGCAGTATTCCCACGCTTAACAAAAACAACTGAACAGCACCCACCAATGTTAAAATCTTGTCCAACATAGATTGGTTCGTGTACCATCGCTTGAATCTCTTTATGATGTCTTTCACGATTAAAATATTCATATACTGTTCCACTTGTTAGGTTTACGAACTCTCCATTCAAATAAGCTCTTAATAGCTCAGGTGAATATTGTTCTTTTAGTGACTCGATGTAGCTGTCAGGTATAAACTTGTTATCTGATGTCTTAGCTCTTACTACTTTGAATCTTCCCGTGTTTACCTTCTCATAAAGAAAGCCAAACCCTTCAGGAGTAGATACCATATCTACATTAGCACCTTCAATGGCACGATTCCGTCCGAGTATTTTATCATAAGCTGTTTGCATCTTTTGCTTGTTGATAAGATCGGCTTCATCTATTAGTGAATAAGCAACTTCATAACCAACGATGTTTTCAGGTTCGCTCATACTTCTGAATATGATTGAACTGTATCCATCAATGTGCAATTCTTTATCTGATTTGTTTAGCGTGAACTTAAATCCATTCTCTTCAAGGAAGCGTGTGAACTTCTCAAAAGCAATATCTCTTACAAGTGGATAAGACGGCAAGTAGTAAGCACATTTATACTGTGGGTATTGCATCTTACGAATGATAGTTTTAATCATACCAGCTTCTGATTTACCTGAACCAAATCCACCAACTAAGATTGTGTCATCAGTAGAATCAACAAACTCTATCTGATGAGGGAGTAGATCAAGCCTTTGCAATAATAAAGC